ATGTCGACTGCTATTAAGAATCTGAGTGCTGCGGTCGATCGACGGACGCCCACCCTGGAGCGTAACTCGCGCGGCGCGGCGCGGGGCTTTCCCTGCACCCCCATGGTCTATTTCGTCCAGGCTCGCACGCTGCGGTTCATCAAAATCGGCGTGACGGTCGACATCAGCGACCGGATCAACAGCATCCAAGTGGGCTGTCCGGATGATGTGGATTTGATCGGCGGCATTGCTGATCGCCGCGCCTATCGTATCGAGCGCGCCCTGCACGATCGCTTCGACGCAGACCGCCAGCGGGGAGAGTGGTTTCGGCCATCAGCCGAACTGATGGCGTTCGTGGCCAGGTGGCCCATGTCGCGGGTCGAGGATCGGCGCAACGCGGAGATCCTTCAAGCGCTCGGAGGGCCGCGATGCCGCTGGTCGGCCGCCTAGGGCTTGGCCTTCTCGCGGCGCTCAGCGTATCGGGCGCGTTGAAGGGCTCGATTGGCGATCATCTGTCGCTCAATCCGCATCCGCTTCAGCTCGTGCTCGGCCGCGTCGATTTCGGCGATCCTGGTCGCCTCTTCATCGGTCAGCCATGCGCGCCAACGGCCCTCGGTTTTCTCGTACACCATGAGGCCTTGTCTCACGATATATCCGTTAGCGCCAGTGAGAATGCCATTGACGTAATGTCTCACGTGTTTACAGTGAGAACAACGGAGACACCTAACCCCTCCCGCCAGAACCGGAGTTTCTGACATGGCCCGACAACAGACCCCGGAGGGCCTGCGCTATGAGGCGCGGTTGGCGTGGCTGGATGGTCGCAATAAGCGCGCCCGAGAACTCAACCGCATGGCCGACAAGCTGGCCCGCCAACAGGAGGGGAAATCATGATCACGGTTCGCATCGAAGTGGACGAAGACCAGACACGCAAGGCTCTGGTCCAAGTCGTCAACACCAACGACAGCGCCGTCGCGCTCTACACCATCATGCCCGGTAGCTATGAGGACGTCGATCTAGAGGCCGGGTGGCATATCGAGGTTGAGCACGACGAAATCGAAGACGACGACTGACTTTCCGCTTTTCCCATGGGCTCTCCTGGGCCAGCCCTTTCAATGTCGGACTGGTTAAATGACGCAACCGCTCAGCGCGCCCAGAAACCCCCTCTATAGGAGACCTAAAATGGCCAAGCCTCGGCCGATCAGAACGGTGCCGAGTGATCGCCGTGTGTTGGTCCACTTCATGGGCGCTGGGTGGATTGTCGCCTATCGCGATCCGGATCGACCTGACATGTGGATCCGCTATCTGGGCTTTGGTAAGTCCGAAGGCTGGCCGGCAGTCCACGAGGACCACGCAACCCATTGGACGGAGCTCCCCGCCCCGCCCGCCGATTGACTCTCCCCCTCCCCGCGCCATCATCAAACCGTCTGGAGAAGAACATGACTGACCACCCCAAGGTCGGCCCGCTCAAGATCGTCGACGAGGCTGAGTTCAGCGCGTTCCTCGCAAGCTATCCGCGCCCGCTTGAGCGCGACGTTTTCAGGGCGTGCGAGCCTCCGCTTATTACCTACAACGATTTTGAGCGGGCGCCGTATTGGCCTGACAGTGTTGTCGCCAGCAAGGTTCACGGAGAATCGAGCGGTCGCGTCTTGGCCGACATCAATAGCCCGGTGCCAGATGACGGGACCAGGGCAACGGACAAGCCGACCCTGGACGCGGATGGTGTAGAACTAAGGGTAGGTGATCGGGTCAGGGTTTATTGGGGCTCCTCCGGCTACAAGGAACACCTCGTCACCCTCAACAACCCGGGAACGAAGTACGAGCATCTCGGAATCAGCGGCTGCGCCAATCACATCAACAGCGCCGCGACATGGCTGATTGATCGCCCAGATTGATTCCATCCGCCGCCCGCGCCATCTCTGAGGGATGGAGAAAGGCGTCCCACTCAGCCACTACCGCCAGCACGGCGCCGACATCCTGCTCATCTGCGGAGGCTGCCAGCACACACAGGTCCTGTCGCTTGAGGACGTCATCGCCAGGCTCAACACCCGCGGCCTGGACGGCGAGAAGGTGGGAATCGTCGAGTTGGCCCGGTTCGCGCGGCAGGCTTGCCCGAAATGCGGCCGGAGGAAATGGTCAACCCGCCCGGCCTTTCCGGACATTCCTGGCCAGACGGGGGTGGGGTGAGGCCCTGGGCGATAGAGTACTTGGCCTTCAGCATCGGCGGTGACGGGCTGCAGCTTCTAGGATAAATTGAAATGATGAAGTTCGATCACGCTGTTTCGCTAGGCGGGTCTTGCAAGGCGGCCTATGAGGCCCGGGCCTGCTTCGATTTCGGCGAGGCCTATCCGTTCGATTGGTGGATCTCGCGGGCGGACCAGATCGCCCGCTATCTTCGAGCGCCCAATCCTGATGCGCTCTACGCGCCGGATAACCTGCGAGTGATGAAGACGAATCGGGGCGGGACCCAGGTCGGCAGCGTTACCCACGACTTCAGATTTCACCATGAGTTTCCCCGCGACTGGGACGTTATGGGGGCACCTATAGCGCCACACTGGGAATCCGCCGCCACGAATGCTAAAGCGCGCCACATCAGGCTTCTTGATCGACTTTTCGGCCTGAATGTCCCCGAGAAGCGCATCCTCTTCATTCGAACCTGCGAGGAGGAGGGCGACACCGAAGCTTTGCCCGATCTCCTTGACGCTCTGACCGTGCGTTTCGCGCGGGCGCAATGGCGGCTGCTCACGGTCAACTCTACCGCGCCTGTCCACGACAAGCGCCTGCTGACGGCGAACTTTCCCCTCGCCGAATTGGCTTGGTCTGGCCGCCCCACACCAGCATGGAGACGCGCGTTCTCCCGCCTCGGGTTGGAGGTCCGCGAGGGTGCCAAGCCCTTTGATCCCAAGGTCGGAGCTGAGCACGACTAGCTCACCGGGCCATAACCGTCTGGGAACCAATTTGCGCCGTCGTAAACGAACCGACCGCGGTAGCCGATGCCGATGTTCAGCACCGCCACCGCGCCGCTGGTCTGCACCGTCAACAGGAAGGCGCCTGTCGCGGTCGCCGTGCGGATGACCGTATAGGCCTGATTGCGCTTGGGCGAAGCCGGCAGCGTGACGGTGCGGTCGGCCGTTAGCGGAGTGGTGAACCTGAGCGTATCCGGATCGCTGCTGGTGATCGCGTAGGGCAGCGTCGGATAGATCGTCTCGTGCGGCACCTCGACCGAGTAGTCATTATGCCGCTGGCGACCGGTGTAGGATCGCAGATCGCTGGTGATCCGGTCTCCAGTCGCGCGAGTGATCCCTGCGTGAGCGCCGGCAGCCGAGAACTGGTAAGGCGTGGTGCTGTCGAACTGGTTTCCTGAGCTGTCGATGAAACAGTCGGAGTCGCTGGTGCCATGGCGCAGTGCAGCTGTGTCTCGGAAAGTACCCCCGTCGACCCGGACCAGACCGGTGCCGGCCGGAAACGTGACGTTGAGACCGAGGCCTCCTTGGAAATCTCCAGTCACGAGGGCTGGCTCGCCGTCAGTTTCGAATTGCAGGCCATAGACGTCTTCAGCAGGGTCTCCACCGCTGCCGAAGAAGTGCCCTTCCCAGATCGCGCGGGTCAGCGTCAGGGCGCGATTGCCGCGAATACGCGCCGCATAGGCCTCTTCTGGGGGGCGACCGTAGTGCCAACTATGGAGCCCCGGACCAACCTTCCAACCTGCGCTCTGCCGTAGATCTAGATTGACGCCGTTGTCATAGAGCCAGGTCGCACCCTCAACCTCAAAGTCGGTGATGGTCGCCGCAGGAGCCGCGACCGCGTCTCTGTCTACCAAGATGCCGATGCCGTTATTGTAGGCCTTGAGGCTGCGCAGACTGCCAGTCGCCCGAGAACTTAGCAGGCTGAGTCCACCCTTGGTCTTTACAGGGAGGAAGAGGCCCGCAGTCAGGCAGTTGCGAAAAACGCAGTCGATAATCTTATGGCCATAGGCCACATCCACCAATCCGTAGTCGGCCAAGCCGGCGCCATCGAAAACGATATTCTGGAAGAAGTACGGGCCTGTGCCATATTGCACATCGTCAACCCAGCGCTCCGCCGCAACCATATAGCTGTTGTCGGCACCGCTGGTCTTGATCAACACTGCTCCGGGCTGGCCGATGAAGCGAACCTGATATTCGCCATCGGGCGTCTCGGTGTTCCAGATCGTGTTGTTGGGCAGGCGCAGGTGGTCGAGGTAGTAGGGCCTCGCCGGAAGGTCGATGGCGATGTTGTCGAATGCGCTGGCGTAGGCAGCCTTTTCTAGAACCTCATCGCAGTCGGCCGTTGGGCTGCTCGGCAGACCAAAGTTCATCAGGCTCGCCCGCTCATTCAGCTTCAGAACCACAGGCACGCCGATGGCGCCGGTGGCGCTAATCGGAGGAATTGTCGTGCTGGCAAGGTCGGTGATGTTGCCCAGGTTCACCCCGCCGGCGACCTGGACCGTGATGTCCGTGCTGCCGTTGGAAACGGAGATGTCGGTCACATCCGAGCGGGATCGTGCGCCCACCGGCTGAACCACGAAGCCCCCGCCGTCCACCTTCGACGTAATGCCGCCGGCGAACGTCAGAAACAGGTCGAATTGGCGCATCGACGGATCAGTTGGGGGGGCGGCCACCGGAATGGTGGCGATGTCCGCGGCCTTCAGAAGGACGGTCAGCACCGCGCCGCTCAGGGTCAGGATGCTGCCGTTTCCGGTAGCCACCTCGCCCAGGGTCAGAAGGGTTGACCCGCCAAACTCGCTATAGACCTTGAAGGACGCGCTCGCGCCAGACAGGTCGGTCCCGGTTGGGAAAGTATAGGTGCGCACGAGGTCGGCCCCGCGGGGGACGTGCAGGGTGCAGGACATCGAAGGCTACCTCATGGAAAAACCCCGCGCCTGAGGCTGCGGGGTTGGGTGGGCGTGCTGTTTTGGGAGTGGTTTCTGGCGCTCAAGCCGTCAGGCGAGCGGATTGGGTCGTTCGGTTAACATGTCGGCCGGACGCGTTATAGAAAGACGATTTCTGTAACAGGTCCGGCTAGCGCTTGCCGCGCAATCGGTCGATCAGGCTGGGCGGTTTGGCGGCCTTGTTCGCCGCTCCGATCAGATCAACCAGGGAGGACCGCTTGACCTCGCAAGCTTGAACAGCGGCCTCTTGGCGGAGCACGAAGGTGGCCAGATCGCCAACCGTGGCCATCGGGCCGGCGAATCCCCTGCAGGGCTCAGCGAGGTTCGGTGGAACCGGGATCGACACACCCTGGCTCGCCGTGGCGCAGCTCGCTAAGGCCAGAGCACACAGCGGCGCGGAGATCGTCAGGAAGCGGCGCAGTGGCGCTTGGGGCTTGCTGGACGTCATGGATCACCTTTTCGGTTCTCTCGTGGATGATGCGGGTCTCTACGGCGGCGCTGCCGGCGATGGTCGCGGCGGCCTCGTTGGTCTTGGCCTGGACCGTTGCGGTCGCAGCAGCCTGCTCGGCGTGCTGGCGTCGATGGAATGGATCGAAATTCCAGAGCATGAAGCCGACGATCAGCACGGCCACGCCCACGGCGAGCCACTCCAGCACGCTCAGGACTGGGATTTTCATCCGAGGATCCTCCAAAACAGGTACCGGGAGAGCAGGAAGACCGCTCCAGCGCCGACGGCGAACGTCAGGAGGGCGCCAGCTACACCGCCAGCGGCTCCAGCGAGAAAGGCGGTCACAGCGTCTTCAGCCAGGTGGCCACGTCGAACGACGGGCAGGCCTTGGTGACGCCCGGCCAATCCCGATGACCACGCACTATGACGCTGGGATACTTTGCCCTGTACTCGGCGACCAGACGGGCCAGCGTGGCTTTCTGGGCGGGAGTGCGGGTGTCCTTGGGCTGCATGGCCCTGTCGACGCCGCCGACGTAGCACAAACCGATGTTGCCGGTGTTGGCGCCGCCGACGTGAGCGCCCTTGACCGCGTCGGAGAGCCGCCGATGGGCGATCCCGTCGAGCGTGACGATTTGGTGGTAGGATTCCTGTCCGAAGCGGGCGATGTCCCACTTGGCGATCTCATCGGCCGACACATCGCGCCCCTCTGGAGTGGCGGCGCAATGGATCGTCAGAAAGCGTACCGGACCAAGGGCGCTCATGCGATCCTCGCGCGGGGTGAGATGCAGCCGGTGGCGCGCACCGTGACGCCTGGGGCGAGAACGCCACCAGTCGCTCGGAACCGGGCCAGGGCATCGACCCGGTCGGCCTCGCACCAGGCCCTGGACGGATACGGACCAAGATCGAGCAAGCGTTCGCCGCGCGGCGTCTGGACGACGACGAGCAGATGGAAGATGACGAGCGCCAGCATGACGTCGCCTCCTGTGATGCGGGTTTTTGGGGGGTTAGGCGGCGTCCAGCATTTCGGGCGACACGGTCGTGCGTCCGACCTGGCCGAAGCGATCGTGATAGGTGATGGCGGTCGCTTCTCGATCGGCGATCCAGCCACCGCGAGCGGCGTAGGCGTCGCGCGCGGCCAGGGTCGCGTGCTGGATCACCTTCATGCCGGCCAGCTCCTTCTCGTCGACATGGTGACGGTGGCCGACGTGGCAGTAGCGCTTTTCGGTGTCGCCCCACATTCGGGCGAACTGCGCGGCGAACAAGCCCGGCAGGGCCTCGTTCTTGACTTGGTGGCCGTGGTGGAAGGCCAGCATGGTGTTGCCGTGCTGGTGAACATAGAACGGCAGTTCGCTGTCGTTCACCGTCAGACGGGGCTCGTTCTCGTAGAGCGCGGCGAACATCTGACGCAGCCAGACCGACGAAGCCAGGTCGTGGTTGCCTTCGCAGATCAGCAGATGAACACTCTCGTGCCGCATCAGGGCCACATCCACGATGCGCCTCAGGATGCGGATCGCCGAGGCGACCATCTGCGAGAATGAACCGTCGGCATCCAGGATGTGGCCGTGGGTTGGCGTCACCGCGGCCCGGCCATCGTAGTGCATGAAATCGCCAAGCTGGTTGATTACGGCGCGCTTGGCCGCCGGCGCCGACATCACCATCTGTTCAAAGCAGCCGATCAGCGTCCGCTCGGCGATCTGCAGGTCCCAATCGGATCCGCCCTCCTTGGCCCAAGCCCGCATGCCCACATGGCAGTCGGTCAGGGTGTAGAGGTTGCAGAGATGGCCCATCGTGGTCCTAGGGGCCTCTAGCGGATCGATGCGGGGGATTTCTTGGGACATGGCCGCTGCGGCGGCGACGAGCGCATCCATGCGAGCCTGATCATCCGCGCGGGACTTGACCCATTGCCCGCGAACCTCACCATCCTTGTCGTAGTAGGTTGAGACGCCCTTGACCTCGTAACCGTGCGGGACGGTCTTGGTCATGTCGTGGTTTGGGCTGTATCCCCGATGAGCCGCCTTCTTCCTGACCGCAGCAATGGCCTCGTAGACGGCGTTCTTGGTGATCCCGAGCTTGGAGGCCGCTTTTTCGTAGGTGCCCTCGGTTTCGAATGCCTCCAGGCATTGCGCCTGGCGCTCGGTGGCGAAGTCCTTCAGGCCGGGAGCATCGCTCATTGTTCACCCTTGGTGGGTTGCGGCGTGATGGTCATTTGGCCGGCGACATCGACAGTGTGGGGCTCGTCGTCGCGCTCGACATCGGCCCGGAAGCCCTCTCGGCCGGCATTGATGCCCAGCTTCAGTTCCGTGATCGCGGCTAGGGCGACGAGGACGAGAAACAGGACTGCCAGGCAGATGCGGGCCAGGGCGTCTACCCGGGCGCGCTCGACGGATAGGGACCATGGTCCGAGCCAGAGGATGAACACCACTCCGGCCGCGAACAGGGTCAGGGCCATTCCGGCGCCAACCTGAGCCCAGAAGCGCGGCGGTGCGGCGGCAATCATGCCGCGCCAGATGCGGGCGATCACTTCGCAGCGCTCCGAACGCGGGACTGGCGGGGCGGCGGGTCTGAAAACTGACGCTCGAACAGGTTGGTCAGATGGCGAAGTTGCTCCTCGACCCTGACCAAAGCGATAGTCGTCTGACTGTGAGCGACCGCCTCGGCGGCAGCATGCGCCTTCACACCGATGAGGTCGGTTTTCAGCGCCTCCGCCTCCGCCTTCCCGGCATTGACCCGGCCCTCCAGGCGTACGAGCCAAACGACACCGCCCAGTGCGGATACCGCGACAGTGAAGGCAACCGTCGCGAGGGCAATCCAGGCGTTCGCGTCCAAGGGCGCTCTCCAAAGAAAAAGGCCCGCCGGTTTCCCGTGGGCCTTGCTGTATTTCTGAAATGATTGGGGCCCAAAGTTTCCCCCGAGCCCCGTCGCTCTAGGCCTCTCCGGCCTCCGGTTCGCGAGCCAGAAGCTCGTCAAGTTGCTTGGCCGCCTCCTCACCAAAGGTCTGGCGGGCCTCTTCGACCAGAGCGGCCTTCTCGCGGTTGCCAATCGGATCCATTAGTTTAATCCTTCATGCGGACCAAGTGAAGGACGCCTTGTCCGCGTCTCTCCGCAACCCAAGCAGCAATGTCCGCCTTGCCACCCGCCTCCAGCCACTCACGGCAGGTTGCTTGGTCGAAGATATAGGCCTTGGACTGACCAAGGGTGGCTCGATTGACGAGGCGCCCGCGTTCGGCGTGGAATTGGCGGAGACGATCAGAAACGCGACGCGGCAGGTTGCGCAGGCCCTTGCGATCGGAGACTCCCGCCATGTCCAAGACATCACCAGCCGTCAGGCCACGAACAACACCGTATTGGTGCGCAGCGATGGCCTCGGCGATCAGGCCGGGCAGAACTTCGGTCAGGGCTTCGTTCAAGAGACCCCGGTTCACGCCCTTGACGATGCCGCCGATGGCCCGGCGGTCGTCTTGCCCAAGAGCGTGGCCACCCTCTGTCAATTGCCCGCGCCGATAGGCGACGAAGGTCTGGATCACGACGCGCCGCACTTCACGCGCGGTGGCGGTGTTGGAGAGCACAGCCAAAAGCAGCGCCTGCTCCTCGTTGAGGTAGTACTCCGTAACGGGGTTGCCGCGCACGACGTGCGCCACGGTGGCGCACGTGCCCAGGCACTCCAACTCGGAACGATTGCGGGTGATGAGCTTGCGAACATCCCGGGGGCGATCGAACCCCAAGCGCTCGGCGAGGTCGAGATCACGAACACGGGGCTCGCCCGCGATCTCCGCCAGAGCGAAGGAGGTTAGGTGGGGGCTCGCCTTATCATTGGCGGGGTCGGCTGCGCCGGGATTGGCGCGGTAGTCGTAGGTCTTGGGCGGTTCGGTGTTGACGCGCTTGGGGTTGGCCATTTAGGCATCCTGTGTGCCGGGCGGGCCACCACAGCCTGCCCTGGGACTGAGGGCGGCGGGAGCGCACAACTTACCAGGGAGGCGCTCCCGACCGTTTAAGCCGCGCGTGTGGTGTCCGCGAGGCCCCAACCTCCCGAGGGAGGATCAGGCGCCGAGTGAATCATCGGCGAAGGTGCTTAACTTCCTGATTCTACCTTAACCGCCCCAAGGTAGAAGCCCCGCCAGCAGAACATTTCGTGATCAGATCAGGCGCCGAGGATGGCCCGGGCGCGATGGATCACGGCGCGATGGGCCACATTGTCGGTGTCCTCGGCGATGGCGAGATATTGAGCGGCGCGGTTGCGGTGCTTGGCGCTCATGGTGCGGAGGATCACCGCCAGCAACATGCGCGAAACGTCTTCGTTGGAAGCTTCGGGCACAGCGAGCGCCTTGGGCTGAAATTGAACCACGTTTGTGCTATCTCTGGCGTCAGCCTGAGTCATCTGATCCTCCAGTGATCAGCTCTTGGGTTAGGCCCGGTCGGAAGGTGAAGACTTCCTGCCGGGCCGATTTGGTGATATCACCCATGGATGACGCCGTCAACTCGTGATATCGCGAAACCACGTAAGCGCCCTCCAGCTACGGGCCAGCCAGTACTTGTGCGCCTCCAGCCCGCGTTGCTGACCAAGGTCGATGCGTGGGCCGCAAAGCACGGCGTCTCGCGCCCAGAGGCCATTCGTGCGATGCTTGCCGCCCTGGTTGAGATGGGTGGGCTGAATGAGTGACAAGTATCAACTGGCGCTCCTCGGCAGCGGCATCGGCGTGCTGGTTTATATCAGCTTCACGTTGGACAAGATCCTCACCGCGCTCCAGTCGATTAGAAACAAAATGGGCTGGAGCGAGGGCGACACGTGAGGCTTGCGTGGCGGGCCGCGACCATTACCGCAATCACTATCTATTTTCTCAACGCTCCAGACCTAGTTGCGGCGTCAGTTATTGTGGCTGTTCTTCTTGGGCAGCCGCTTCTGTGGCGAGTGTTGGCGCTGGCAGTTGCCTCCCATGAAGCTGTGCCAGGTATTGCTGCAGGACGATGATTTTCGGGTCCATTTTGGACAACTGCGACAGAGTCGCGTTTGCCTGCTGGATTTGGGCGGCGGTCGGGCTGGCCGGGAGGCTGGTTACGACCTTCCGCCCCATGAGCATGTAGGGCGTCGCGGCCGCGCCCAGGCCGGCCGCAATCGGAATGGTTTGGGCTGGCGCGGTGACGAGACCCGTTCCCAGAGCGCCCAAGCCAACAGCATCGGCAGTGCCGGGGTTTCCGAAGCCGTCAGGAAGAACCTCCGAGGCAGCGGATGACAAATCCTGCATCAGGGCTTGCCCCTTGGCGACATTGCCCTTGCCAACGCTCTTGTCTGACACGCGAACCGCAGTCGCGAGTTGCCCAGGCGTGAAAATGCCACCCTTGGCGGCCTTGGATGCGGCGGACCGCAGGCGGACATAATTGGCCCAACCCTCGTTGGCTGTATCGATCATCTGGCCAGCCTGTGGATTGGCGCGACTCAGAACGCCCTTAAGTTCGTCACTCACCCCCTCCAGAATGTGCCCGAGCTGCTGTTGGGCGCCGTCGTCCATGGCGGAGTGTTCGGCGGCGAGCTTGCCGATGTCCGATTGGACCGCGCGAAGTTCTCGCCCCGTAACGGGACCGTTTTGAAGCGGAGCAAGGCGGTTCGAGAGGATATTCGTCAACTGACGATCGACATCAGTCGGCAATTCCCGCGCCCGAATCGCAATGGTTTGGAGGTTTTGCGCGAAGGGCATGTCCAGCGCGACTTGCGGCACAAGGTCAGCGGCGTCGTCATAGACCTTGCCGAGGCGATCGGCCACATAGGAAACCGAGTCATGTCCGGTCTTGATTTTGGGCGGCACGACCTCGTTGAGAGGGGCCAGGGCGCGATTGGCTACGGCGCGGTTCAGACTTTCGCCGGAGCGTTGGCGGGCCCCGCGAATGGCGGGCCCCAGAATGGGAGCGCGCTGAGCGAGATCCTCGACGTTCTTGGCTAGGCCGCCAGCCCTGACGCCTGGCGTCATGAAAACGCCAGCATCCTTGAGGACTTGCTGTGGCGTCGGCTTGAGTGGAGGTGAAGGAGCCTTCGGCAGTCGGGGCGGAATGCGCGGCCCAGCAAGCCCCACAGCGCCGCGTGCCGGCATACCCGAGGACACCGCCGCCGTAAGGTCAGCCTCCAGCTTCCGGGCCGACTCCTGGGAGCCATACTTGATCATCTTGGGAACGCGTCCGGCGAGGAGTTGCCGGGCCTGGTCGGTGAGCGAGCCGTAGTCGGTGTACGGAATGCGCTTGGAGACGGCCTCGCTTACCGGGCGAAGTGTGGCATGCTGAAGGCCAGCAATCGGCGATGCCAGAAGGCCCAAAGCATCGCCAGCCAGGCCGGCGAGTTGCATCTCCCCCTTGAGGGGGTTTTGGGTAACTGCTTCTCTGAGCGTTACCGGCTTTGTCGTATCCTTGTAGTAAGCCGCCGCGTCGGCCTTCAGCTTGTTGAGCGAGCCAGAGACCGTACCGCCGAAGTCGCCAAGAAAAGTGTGCCTCGGCGTCGCGGGAGCCGTTTTGGGGGCGGCCAGCCTTGAGCTGACAGGCTTGCTGATCGCGTCATAGCTCTCCACCGGCCTGCCGAGAGCGGCGTACGGATCGCTCATTGACGAACCCTTTCGATGCCATCTGGGGCGATGAAGTGCGTTCCAGGGGCTAGCTTTGCGGCCTCGGTAGGCGACGTGACGCGGACGGGGGCCTTGGCCGGAGCTGCAGCCTTGCGGGGTGGGGCGGGAAGAGGCTTGTTCGCCGGCTTCTGGCCACCCATTGGGCGATAGCCGCTACCATCGCCGTACGCGACCTCGATCTCGTTGTTGGCGTTGATGTACTGCCGCTTGAGGCCTTCCAGCTTCTTGATCGCGGAGCCCGCGGTGTCGGTCACGGTAGGAATGAAGGGCATCAGCGCCGGAGCCTCCGAAGCCGTCACCGCTGCACCCGATCGGTCGTGCTTGACCAGGCTTCCAATGTTGGCCACGGCGGCTCTGGTCGGCACCCCCGCCGCATCGAGGCGCTGGTTGATGTTGTCGCCTGCGAAATTCTTCAGACCCAGGGCGCCCTTGTTGGCCCGGATCGCGGCGATAGCGTCGTCGATCTGCTTAATCGAAGTTTGGTTGCCGACGTATCCCCCCTGGATCACAGCGGGCACGGGCTTAAGGTTGGCGCCTGTGCCATTGATAACGTGGATGGAGCCGTCAGGGCTGAGCTGCGCGGGCACGTCGGCCGGGATGCCGTACTGCGCCTTTTCCGCAACAGTGGCTGGGCGCGCGGTAGCCTTGGGCTTCGGCACACCCTGCTGAAGCACGCGAACACCATTGCTTCCCCCAAGGAGCGGCGGCGGGGCCGGGGCGCGACCGGCGGTGGCCTGGGGCAGATATCGGCGCGCCTGGTCATCGTGCAGCGACTTGGCGTAGCTCGTCGCATCGCGTTCGTTGGCGAAGATGCCGAGATGGCGGCCGGTTTGGCGATACTGCTGGATGGCCTCGTCGTTCGACATGATGCGGCCGTCATCACTGACGGTCGGGATCAGCACTTCGCCCTGGTCCGTGCCGATCGACATGGAGCGAACGGTGCTGATCGAACCATCAGCGTTGTGCACGATCGGGCGGTCATTCAGATCAATGTTGCCGGGCGCGATCTGTCCGGCGGGCTTGGGGGCCGGCCGAGCCATGCCGGAGCCAGGCTCGATGTGGACGTGATCGCCCTCGTTGATCACGTCCATGCCCGGCAGCTTTTGCCGCAGGTTCTCGGCATACTGCGTCAGTGGAACGCCCGCAGGCGGCACGACGTCGCGCGCCTGGCCAGTCAGGTGATAGGAGTTTGGAACGCCACCGACCTCGGCGTTGTGGGCGGCGGAGCGCAGTCCACTCGTGACCTTGCCGCCCGTGCTGCCGATCAGGCCATCGATCGCGCCGAAGTCCACCGTACCGCCGCCAATGCGGGGCGCGGATGGTGCGGCGGGAAGGCCAGGGTTCTTGTCCACCACCATAACGGTGGATTCCGGCGATGCCGTGACGATCTGGGGTGCGAACGGCGCGCTGGCGACCTCCCTGCCCTGCGGATCGAAACGCTTTGCGCCGGCGGACAGAGTGTAGGAGCCCTCGCCCGGGTCTCGGTTGGTCAGCAGCGGCTTGGCGCCGTTCTGAAGGTCGGCCGTGCTGCGGAAGACAACCTCGTTCGGCTTGGCGACGAACGGAGCCGTAGCGTCGTCCTGGTACTTTCGCACCTTGAGATAGGGCTCAACATCTACGCCCGCATTCACCAAGCCGATCAGTGCGGCGCCGTAATCAGGCGCGGCTTCTGCAGGCGGCCCCTCAGTCTGCGGGCCCTGAGCTGACAGGAGGGGTGGTGGCGCGAAGCGATCCGGAGCGCCTGCGGAAGCGGCTGAACCTGGCCGGCGATTCATCGCTTCTGCAAATGCCTTGCGAGCGGCCTCCTGCGCAGCGGCTTGCTGGCGGCCGGCGAGGATGGATTGTGCCTGGGTGAGGTTGTTGCCACCCGGATCTGCGTAGTCTTTGAGCGCCCCGCCGAACAATGTTAGAATATCGCTCGTCGAGCGGTGGGGCACGATGCTGGCCGGCGCACGATTTCCGAACATCGACATCTTAAGCCCCCATTACCGAGCCGGCGAGTTGGGCATTTGTGCCGAACCAGTTGAGCGCATTGGCCAGCGGGGTCCCGCCGCTCGTTGTCTTGGTCGTGCCGCTGCCTACCGTGGTGATGTTGCCTTGGACCCCGCCGAGGGTGCCGTTGAGGAGTTGTTGCAGCAGGAGCGGATAATTGTTGGCGGCGGTGTTCTCGTTCGCGGCCAGGCCGGCGGCGGTGTTGAAGCCCTGGTTGCGCAGGTTGGCGATGAAGCCCTGGGCGTTCCGGTCGTATTCGCCCTCCGTTAGGGCGTTCTCGACGTTTCGGCCGGTTCCCCCGAACGCACCAGCGCGGATGGCCTGGTCGCTGTTGGCGTTGCGCGCCATGGTCCGCGAGCGGTCGTTGTCGTTCAGCGCCGCATCAATTACCTGCGTGGTGTATGGGTTCTGGTACTGGTCGATCTGGGCGCCGGTCAGCGGCGAATAGGACGCGTTGGCGAACTTCGCCTGGGCCTGGGCGAAGTTGTCCCGCTGCAGGTTCTGGGTATACGGATCGAGCGTGCTGGTGGACGTGCTCGACTGGGTGGTTTTCGACTTCTTACCCATGGCGCTTGAACATCCTCGTTCCGTCGGCTTGGTACCCAAACCGGGAAAATAGCCTCGTCCAGCCAGCCCGGCCGTCGAGTTCGATCCATTGACAATCGGAGGCCCAGGCGAAGGCCTCGACGCTCTCTCGCATGGCCAGAAGGCCCCTCAAGGAGCCGCCAGCAGCCCAGATGTGTAGGGCCGGGCCAGGAATGTATTCTGTGACACCGGCGCAGTTCTCGCCCGGCCACAGGTGGGCCGTTCCAGCCCGAACCCGCGCCTCGATGTCCTCGATGGTGTCCATGTCGGGCTCACCGGCCGCGACCGCCGCCTCGATGTAGGGCCGGCAGCGCTCCCAGATGGTCAGGGCAGCGGGGTCCATGTCGGAACACCGGCCGCGATGGTCAGGGCTCCGCGGGCGCCCGTGACCGTATCCGTCAGGATCAGCCGCTCAGGCGGGGAAACCTCGATGTCCTGGCCGCGTTTGCGGTTCTGCTGGTCGGCTTGGCTGAGGAGAAGCCGGACCTGCGCCTCGCCCTCGGCGCTGTAGGCCTGACCCGGGCGCGGCAGGTTCATCGCTTGCCCCCTACTCGCGCATCATATCGAAACGAGCCAATCCGGAAATCGGCGTTGTCGTCGGCGGTGTAGAGCACGCTTACCTGGCGTCCGGTGATCCGGACGTCCGTCGGGCTTGTCATGCTGTAGGGGCCATGAACCGTCTCGGCCGCGTTCGGATAGAACCGACTCTTGAGGGTTACCGCCACGTCGCCCGCGTTGCGCTCGTCGGGAATGATCCGCATGACGCTGACGACGTTGTCGCCCTGCCCGATTTCGAATGGGCCAGACTGAGCGAAGGGCTGCGCACCATGATGGTTCACACCGCGTTCGTGGTCCCAGACCTGACCGGCTTCGTCCACCATCAGCGGATACGGGAACACGCTGCGATCAATCCCGCAGGTCCGGTCAAGCGCCCCAAAGGTCCAGTGGTTTTCGCGGTAGTTGACCGTCACATAGCGGTCGATCTCCGCAGCGCCGCTGGAGCAATAGTACCAGCTGATTTCTCCGAATGACGAGTTGTGGAGCGCGAAGATTTTCGAGCCCTGGGCGAGATTGATGTCCGAAAATACGTAGTCGTGGACGTCGCACTCGACGGGCTCAACAAAGCCGTTGTAGCGGAAGAAGCCGTTCTGCCCCATCCACATGACCTGCGAGTCGGTGGCGGCGACGGCCTGCTGGGAAATCACCCCACAACCGGAGCCGGCCCTGGTGTAGCCGTAGACGTAGGGCTGGCCCAGGAATGTCGCCAGCCAGACGTCGACATCGGTGAACAGGAGCGTGCCGCCGTTGACCCGCTTGCCGCTCATCAGCCGGCCCGTGGTCTGGAGCTGCTGGCGGCGGGCGTAGTTGGTGGTTGTCTCGGTCCAGGTGGTGTTGTCTTCCAGGTCGGAATTTCGCACCAGGCGCGGATCTCCGTCGGCGCCCAGAGCCAGCATGATCCGCTCTGCCGTCACAACGATGGCCCGTGCGACCGGTGCGCCCGACACTGGAGCCGCCACGGCCGAGGTGTTCGGTGGCCACTCGTAGATGACTTGGTCGTCGGCCGTGCAGCCCACCAAGTTTTCGCCCCAGGTGTCCAGGCTCCAAACCGTGGCGTCGATGACCTCGGAAGACGGGATGGGGCCGCCAAAGACGCCTGCGCCGAACGCGCCAGACCCAAACCCCCCGCCAGAAATCGCGTCAGGACGCCCAACGGTGTAGGTGGCCGGCGTGATGTCCGAGACAACGCCAGAGATGGTCATCACATAGAGGTGCGAGTGCGTTCCGATAGCGGCCCAGGAGGTGTTGGAGTTGTCCTTCCAGGCGATGGCGCAACGGGCCGCCCCCGAGACGGCCGATGTCGATCTAGCCGCCCAGCCCCCCACGGGCCGCGCCTCGCCGGAGAACCAGCGCCACAGGTTGGTCGAGTACCAGCGGCCCCGGCTCAGATACTCGGTGCCGGCGCGCACAACGCCGGGCGGAATATCCAGGGTGACAAGGGCCATCAGGTCAGCTCGATATCAATCGAAACCGGAGCACTCGCCGTGGCCCCGGCGGCGTCTGTCACGGTGCAGGTATAGACTCCGCTATAGCTGCCGGCCGCGCCGCCCTTGGAGAATGTAGTGGTTGCCGAGGTCGGGGCGGAAACCCCGAAGGTGTCTCCAGAGGTGTAGGTCCACGCATAGGTGTATGACCCGGCCCCTCCTCTCGGGGTCGCGGTCGTCGATGATGTCGATTGAGGGCTAAGCCCAGATGCCGACAGGGTGTCGGGGCTGACGCTGACGCTCAGCTTCTCGAACATCGCCGCCACGGCGACCACGCCGGTCATCAGGACAACCCCGAGCCCTGGACGTACCAGCTATCGGTCCCCACTTTGAGGATCGACGCCAGGCCGTTGGCCGCGAGGGTTCGGTTTGCATCGGTCGCGTTGCCGCCGAGCCGCAGGGCGACACCAGCGCCCCGCGTGATCGTGATCGCGCCCGTGCCGGACGGTGCGCATAGCAGGATCACGGTCCCGACTGGATAGGCTACCGAGGAGTTGGGCGGAATGGTCCAGGCATGGGCCGAGCCGTTGCTGTGGATCACCGATTTGCCGGCGTCGGCCATGACAAAGGTGTAGTCACCGGCCTGGCTGTTGCCTGGCGCGCCCCGGAAGCCGGCGCTGTCGCTGTTGAGGGAGGTTGGGGTGTAGCTGAGCCGCAATTCGCCCGTCATGGCGCCGCCGGCCTTGGCCAGGTAGTTGGTCGAAACCGCGTCGGCGTTGGCCTTCACGGTCACATCCACGGCCTGGATCATGGTCGTGTGGATAGCGCCCCAGGTATCGACGTCGCCGCCGTTGTCCGGGTACTCCCAGCCGTAGTTTGAGGTCGTGCCCATCAGTCAGCGACTCCCGATCGGGTTTGCAAGCTCGCGCCAAGCGATTGGCGGCGGCCGGCGTTGTTGATGGTTTCAACAGCCTGGTCGAAAAGGCCGCTCCAGGTCGCGATCCGCGCATCTTCGCCCATGAATGGGGCGCTATGCTTCAGGGCGCCGTAGAGGTAAGCGGCCGGGTACTGTTCAAGGACCCAATTGGACCCATTCTCGTCCAGCAGGCACAGCTTGGCGCGGTAGCGCAGGCGAGCGGTGAGTGGGGTGACCGGTGCGGGATCGGCGTCGGCGTCCGGGTAAGGCGAGAAGACGAACTTGCCTCCGGCGATGGTGTATTCGCAGGGGTTTCCGAACGCGCCAACCGCCCGGCCGTCCATCGCCTCCATGGTGATGAACTTCAGAGGCCGCCCGCTGTCAGCATTAGTGCGGAAGGCCAGGACGCCGTCGAAATCGCACGGTACGGAGACCGTCTCGCCCGTGATCGTCAGCGTCTTGATGGCCACCATGTTGGGGTGATCCACACGTTCCGTGATCTCCGCCTCGGCTAGCGCGATGAAGTCAGGAACCGCTTGCTCCGCCTCGGCATTGTTGAGCCACGCCATAACGCGCTGCTGGAGGGTGGAGTAGGTCAGATTCATGCCGCCACCTCGAATGACGCCGTGGCGTTTTCCTTGAGGAGGCCCTGGATCATCTGAACGAGCTGATTGCCAAATACCTCAGCCCGCTGATCGTCTTTCAAGTATGGCGCCGCGTGCATCAGGGCCGCGTATAGGTAGAGGTCTGGCTGATAAGTCAGGAGCCAATTGGTTGGTGCGGCGTCCGAGAGGGCCGGGATTTTCTCATAGTAAGATAGGATCGCGGTGACGTTGCCGGACGGCACAGGGGCCAACTCGATGTAGCGGCCGACAACGGCGTAGTATCTAGGCGTTCCCTGGTTGCGCAGTCGGAACCGTCGCATCGCCGACAGCTTGTCGATCGGGATTTGCTCCAGCGTAGTGGTTTGTACGGACTCCGATCTCAGATAGATCGGCTCGAGCAAGGTCGCGGGCAACGGCGCCGCAGATGACCCGGCCGTGATCGCGACATAACCGGAAACCACCATGCGGGTATTGCGAACCACCCTGTTTAGCGTGGCCTCGGCAAGGGTGATGAAGTCGGGAACGGTGGCCGTTAGGTCTGATCGGTCGAGCCAATCGGCAACGGCGGTCTTGAGGGCGGCATAGTTGGCCACGCTCATCGGAGCACACCATTGCTCACGCCAAGCGTACCGTCAGCGGTGCGCAGATAGGCCCAGTCTGGGTCGTTGAGCTTGCGCATCAGCTTCTCGGCGTAGAGGTCGGGCCGAAATGCATCCCACCCCTCCTCCGCCAGCCACTTGTTGCGCAGGATCGTCGGGATGGTGGCCACACGGCGCATCTCGCGGCTCTGCGTGTAGCCGTCATTCGCGTTGGCCAGGGTCTTGTTGCGCTCCAGGACAGGCGTGGTGTCCTGGGTGCTGTGAATCAGGTATTCGCCGTTTCCGACGTCTTCCCAGTCATGGCGCACGCCGGCGCCCGAGGTGAGCAGGCGCCGGCGCGACATCAGAGGATCTCCACGAAATAGCGCTCTTCGAGGCCGCGGGCGATCGGCTCAGGAAGGGAGAACTCCTCCTTCCACTCGTAGTAGGCCTCGCCAATGCCCGGGACATGCTTGCCCATCGAGATCTTGCCGTCGCCCTGCTTGGTGACGCGGACGCGGACCTGTTCGACAGGATCGGCCAGCCCGTTGGCGGCCCGCTGGCGAGCGGCGCGGACGCGCAGGTCCGCCTCGGCGGCCTGGGCCTCGGCGACGCGCTCGTTGTTGGTCTTCAGTTGCTCGGGCGGGATGTTGGCGTCCGGCACCGGCAGGGCAGCGACCTCGCGGGCGACGGCCTGGGTCGCGGCGCGAACGGCCAGGTCTTCGTCATTGGCGGCGACCGGCTGCACGGGCGTAATGACGCTGGCGGTCGTGGCCAGGCCCTCGGGAGCTCCGGCCAGCTTGGCGGCCCTGGCGGCGCGGGCGATAGCCATGCGCTCTTGGGCTGGGGTCTGTTCGGTCATGGATCGTCCAAAGAAAAGGGGCGATCCGAAGACCGCCCCTGCTGGAGTTTGGACGCTGAACCAGCGCCCGGTGGAACGCTGGAGTTAGAGGAGGTCAGCCACCACGGCGCCGCCGAGCTGGTTCCTACAGACCAGGGTCTTCTCCATGGTCATCAGGAAGCGCTCGTTGTCGCCGGTCTTGGCCAGCGGAGTGGACTTCAGGCCGTCCAGCGTCGCCACGGCCCACATCTTCGGGTCGATGAACAACGCATCACGCGAGAGCGCCGCATACGGGTGCGGGATCAGGGTGATGGCGCCGAAGTCCGACACGTAGACGTCAGCCGCCGCGGTGATGGTCGCCAGGGCGTTGCCGCGCACTTCGCTGCGGATGTCCGCGATGCCGGTGAAGGCCGAGAACTGCTGCTTGTGCGTGCCGTCCAGATAGCATTGGCTCAGCATGGCGCCGTTCGAGAACGCGGTCGCCAGAACCCCCTTGACCAGGGCCTCGGTGAAGGTGCGCTGGGTGCCGTTGGTGGCCGCAGCGACGGTGCCGCCGGAGAAGCCGCCGCTCGAGCCGCCGGAGCCGCGCGAGACGTTGGTGGTCAGCCACGCCAGCGCGCCGGCGGACTTGCGGGTCGTGGCGCCCGATTCAGCCACCGAGGCGTAGTTGCCGACGAAGCGCTTTTCGGCGTCCCGGCGGATTTCCAGGCCCTTGAGCATCTTCTGACGGGCCAGTTCGCTGTCGCGGCCGGCCTTGTCGACCACTTCCTGGGTCCGCGACACGCCGCCCTTCTTGGTGAAGATCTGGCAGCGGTTGCCGACGCGGGTGGTCAGGTTGGCGGCATCCAGGGTCGAGACGTCGTCGCCTTCCAGGGCGGCGTTGGTCTCGTCGGCGGCGGCCAGGTTTTCGGTCTGCCACTCGTGGTAGATGTTGGTCGCCTTGGCGGTGCCGATGTTGCTCGACAGCGGGGTGGACTCCGGGGCAACGCGATAGATCACGTTCTCCAGGTCTTCACGGATGCCGATGTTGTTGACGGAGGTGACGGTGTTCGTGGGGGCGGTCATTGGCCGCGTCCTTTCTGCATGGCGAGGATGAGGGCGATGCCGTCCTCCTGGCTGTGCGTCTGCGACAGCCGGTTGGAGAGACGGGCGACCTCACGATGTGCGGGGTTGCTTGCCTGGGCCGGGGCCGCCACGGGGGCGACGGTGCGTACAGGCGGCGTTTGAGGCTTCGGAGCGGGGGTGGCGGCCTTGGCCTTGGCTGCGGCCTGCGCCTGGTCCCAGAGCATCGCCTTGTGAGCGACGATCAGTTCCTTGGCGGAGGCGTTGCCGATGGCTTCTGGCGGAAGGCCGGACTGGACGATGTACTCACCCAAGGCCTTCTGGGATTCCGGCTTGAGCAGTTCCGGGGCGTGTTCCTGCAGGTCCGCCACGACTTCGCGCACGAAGGCTTGGCGGGTGATCTGCTCGGCCTCTTCCCGGGCGCTCTGGAGCTTCTGGAGGGCGGCCTTCGCGCGATCCCGACCCAGGACGGCCTTGTTGTACGCAACCAGATCTCTGGCGGCGACATCAGGGTCTTCCTCGGCTTGGATGCGATCGGCCCATCCATCCCAATCAATGTTTTCCCACTCGGATTTGAACGTCTCGACCGCTTGGGGCAGGAAGGTCCCGAGTTGTTCGGCCAGGGCGCGAACGCCATTGACCTCGGACTCGGCGGCCTTCCGCGCTTCGGCGGCTTTCGCCTTGGCCTCGGTGACGACTGTCTCGCGCTTGTCTTCCTGAGCACGCACGATGGCCTGCAGTTCAGGGTTCAGAGCGGCGAACTTCGCCTTGGCCTCAGCATCCCACCATTGCGGAGCATCCACCGGTTGGGCCGCAGCCTCCGGAGGGGGTTTCGCTTCTTCGCCGTCGCCGGGCTGTTCAGCCTCGCCAGCGTCATCGTCCGTGGTGGCGGACTCAGATTGGTCGACCGGCTCACCGTCGGCGGGCTCGGCGGCGACCTCGACGGGCGCCTGCTCGGCCTGGACGGCTGCGGGTTGTTCCTTGATTTCGGGTTCGGCGGCAGGCGCGGTCATCAGCGCCACGGCCGCGTCAATGCTCAGCGGGCCGGTATCGGCCGCAGCTTCGGTGGTCATGAATTCACCTTGGGGGTGGGTGTTGGTCTAGCGCCGGTCTTGTTCGGCGGGCGAAAGCAGGGCGGCCATCTCGCGGCTGTGCGCGACGGCGTGGCCGTTGGCGATGACCTCGACGAGCGCGTTGCGGACCATCTCGATGGCCTTCATCGCGTTGAAGTACTTCTCACGAGTGTCTACGGCGTCGATGCCGGTGGCGACCCACTTCTTGACCAGGAGATCCTTGATCGCGTCGAAGGCCCACTGGGTCTCCGCCAGTTCGACCGAGGCGCGGCGGCCCTTATGGATGGCTTGATCTTCGGTCATGCGCCGCGCCCATCGGGGAAGTAGCGGCGAAAATGGCGCTCGCGAATGAAGGCCGCCACGCCAGGATCAACTTCGATACCGTGCAGGCGCACCGCCGCAGGCAGAGCGGCCTCGATCACCGGAGCCACGCGATCCCATTGCCAGGCCATGTTGCAGGCCGCCCACTCGTCGCGCTCACAGCCCCGCAGATAGAGACCCTGGGCGTCCTCGCTCATGGTTTCGAGCATGTTGCGCTGGAGGGTGGAGAGGTTGGTCATCCCGGCTCCCCACCTGGCTCGACATCCGAGCTGACATGAGTGTCTTCCTCGCTCGCCACATCCTGGACACCGGTCATGGCGTCGATCGCCTGTCCGCGCGCCTTCAGCGCCAGTTCGGCCTCAAGCTCCTCGCGCTTTAGCTGAAGCTCGGCAGCGATTTGCTCGGCCCTCTGATCCAGTTCGCGGTGCTTAATGGCCACTTCCTGCTCGTGCTTCTGTTGCTGGAGGGTGAAATTTGCCTCCTGCTCTTGCTGCTTGAGGTGGAAGTTTGCGAGCGCTTGCTGTTGGTCCAGTTCAAGTCTGGCCTGGTCCGATTGGGCCTGCCGAGCCATCCTCTCGCGCTCCAGGTCCATCTTGGCCTGAGCCTCCAGCACCTTAGGATCGGGCGGCGGAGGCCCGGCCGGCGGTTCGGTGGCCGGGTCGGAGAAGTAGGCCTCCGGGTTCTTGATCCCAGCCTTTTCGGCGCGCTTGATGGCCAGGGCGTAGATGTTGGTCGGCTTGACCAGGGGGCCGTTGAGACCGCCCTGAGCGCTGACGATGGCCGCCTGATCGCTCGCCGTACGGTCCAGAACCGCCAGGTCGTGCTCTCGGCCCGAGGCGCCCAGACCAACCTCAATGGTCATGTCGTTGCGGGTGGACCACGAGGACGGATTGACCGGGGTCCACTTGTTGCGGAGCTTGACCACCTTCGACTGCATCGCGTGCTGGCGGAGCAGGTCGTGGACGCCCATGAACAGGTCCTTGACGCCCGTCTCGGCGAAGATACGGGCGATCATGCGGATGCGCTTCTGGGAGGCCCCCATCAGGATCGCGGCGCCTTTGGCGGTGTCGTGCAGCGTGTCGGGGTTGAGGCCCTGAGCGTTGCGGACGATGCCCGAGCGCTTCTCCGCCTCGGTGGACCAATACTCCAGACGGGATTGGGCGTCGAAGCCCAGGCCGCCGGACTGAATCGGCAGGATCGCCGCGCCCTTAGTGCGGACCGGAACCCCGGGCTCGTTGCGGAGCAGGTCCGAGATGGTCCACTCGTTGGCGTAGGTCATATCGACCTGGTTGCGCTGGTTGAGCGCGAAATACCCGCTGTCCAGGTCCATCCGCGTCAGGGCGGTCTTGATCTTCTGGACCTCCATCAGCTTGTCGGCGATGGACTCGCCATAGAACCGATGGGTCACGAGGAACGGCGTGATCGCCGAAAGCTGGATCGAATTGACCTTCTGCTTTCGCAGCAGCTTGGCGCTCTCACCCGTTCCGCCCGTCAACACCTGATAGAGCGTGGCGTAGGCGTTTGGCGGCTCCATGACGCGCACATAGTGCTCGACGACCTCGACCTGGCGCATGGCCTTGGTCGCTTCGCCTCCGTAGCCCTGGCTGCTCTCGGAGACCGTGTCTCGGGCCTGCTCGATGGAGTCATGCTGCGGCGAGGAATAGGCCGGCAGGGCGTCCACGAGATCGGGGTCGATGCCCTGGGCGATGAGATCCTGGGCCCGCGGACGCGAGCGGGTGGCGCAATAGGTCGACTGTGGCAGCCATACGGTGTCGGCCGAGACCGTGATGTCCTCCGGCGCCACGACATCGACCACGGCACGGCCCTGGGGCGGCTTGGTCAGGGTAAAATCGTAGAGCGGCTCGCCCTGCCCGTCCCACTCGGCGGACTGGGCCACTTCGGAGACCTTACCGTCCTTCTCGGCCAGCAGCATCTCAATGGCGGTCTTGCCCTTGAAGGCCTCAGGCGGACAGGCCTTTTCCTCCCACCACCACTTGAAGACGCCGGTCTTGGCCTGAAACGCGTCCTTGAACGCCGACGTCAGGGTAAGAAAACCCGGGTTCTCGTTGAAGATCACATGCCGGACGTAGTCGGTCTCTTGCTGCGCCGCGTCCTCGTCCTCCTCACCGATCGGCGAGAACGACACCACATCATCGCCGGCGGTGAAGATCTCCACCACGTCGGGCAGGATGGTCTCAATAGCGTCGGCGACGTCCAGAGACACCGCCTTGGAGCGCCCCGGGAGCGACGGGACATCGGGCATATAGCCCTTGATGTAGTTCAGCGCCCGCTCGCGCTCCTGGGTCAGTTCGCTGTCGAGGTCGAACCCGATGGAGCGCCGCCGCTCGGACTGGACGATGGCCAGCAGGTCTTCGTCTTTCATGCCGGATACTGGCAGCGAAGCAGGGGTCAAGGTCGCGAACCCTTACAGGGATGGGTCGCTGGCAGCAGGTCGCTCCGATCAGCCTCCCAAGCCGCCTCGCCCTCCATCATCACTCGGTAAGTCTGGTCTCCGCCAACCATGATCACCGCCTTACGGAATGTGGGCGTGCGCGTGATGCTGGCGCCCTCTCGGCAGGCTCCGAGCAGGAGTTGCATGGGGGGGGCGAGTGAGACGCTGCTGAGGCCGGGGATCGCCGACGTAGCGATGAGCGCGCCATTGATGTAGAGCGAGGCCTGAGCGGCGCCGTAATCGACATCCAGGAAGTACAGGAACTCAGTCGTCGTATCGGGCACGGTGAAGTTGACGAGCGAGTTATTGACCTGCAGCCGCAGGGTCGTGGTGGACGACCCGGGGAAGAACAGGCCGATGCCGCGCGAACCGGAGGTGATCGGCTCACCGATGCTGAACAGGGCGGTCGTGGTCCCGACTGCGGTGTCTAGCTTAGCCACCCCAGCAACCACCACGCGGCGGCCGGTACCAGGATAGGTATTCGGCGGCGGGTCGAGGGTGTAGTGGCGAGCCGTGTTCGTCGTGTCGCCTGGCGGGTTGTGGTAGTATCCGTCATTGAGGAGCCAAACGTCGGGGCCGCTGACGAACGGCCCCTCTGGGGCGCCGGCGTCGGTGAACCACTCTCCGACTACCCTGTCGGTGCTCAAATCGACTTGCCGAATGGCGCCGCCCTGAGCCGACCCATTGTCACCGCCAGAATACCACAGATACCCATCGTTCAGGCAAAGGTGGTCGATCGCCGTTCCATAGATCGACAGCGTACGCCCCAGGGCGCCCGTGGTCTTGTTGATCCATTGCAGCGTGCTGTTATTGCCGGTCGCACACGCAATCAGCATGTCCGTGGCCGGATCGTAGAGCAGTCCGTTGACCGTAAGCGACGTGAAGTCCAGCGAGCGGACCAGTGCGCCTGTGGTCGGATTGACGAACCAGAACTTGTTGGCCGCCCAGAAAACCAGAACGCCGTCGACGCTGTCGTAGGCGAGGCCCTGCGCACCGGTCGTCAGGGTTCCAGAGATCGACAGAAAGGTGATTTCGCCGAGGTTGGTCGTAAAGTCAGCCGAGAGGTGGACGAGCGACGGCGCAGGCGTGGCAAGCGAGCCCTCAGTGGGCACGCCGAAGTTCATCACCCACCGGGTCCCGTCCGGCATCGCGACGCCGCCGGTGCAGGTGAACCCCTTGCCGGTGTCGGAGCCAGACGCATCGGGCAAACTGACCGTGCTAGCCGTCAGCCTAAGCGTTTGGAGCACGCCCAGTTGCTGGGCGGTAGTGCCCTGGATCAGGCGAGATGCACCCCCGTTCGTGAACACGATCCGGCTGGCGGAAAGCGTTGGTGCACCGGTGCTCATCTTCAGCAGGTCGCGCCCCCGATAAGCGGCGATCGACTGCACCGTAGAACCCGAGGCGACTGCTCGGCGCGCGGACCAGTAGCCGGTCAGCGAGTTGAGCATGGCCGCGCGGTTCAGGTAGCCGGGCTGCCCTCCGGCGACTGGAAGCCCGGAGGTGCCGACGATCGCGCCCATTTAGCTTTCGCCAATCATCGAGAGCGTCGAGGCGACACCAGTGGCCGTAACCACCGACAGTTTGAGCGTCGAACCCTCGCCGACGAGAACCTCCTTGCTGCCGTTGGCTGTGAGGTTGGTCACGTCAGAATAGGTCGAGCCGTTCGGGTCAAGCGACTGCAGGGTGACGGTGCCGCCGCCCCACGTGGCCGAGGCGGACCACGCATAGCGCCCACCACGGACATTGGTGACGGCAGTCGTGGTGATCGTCAGTGGTTGCGCTAGGTGAGCAGCCATTGCGGATTCCTGATTGTCTGAGGGCGCGCCGAGCGGCGCAGCGTCAACGGGCGCTAGACCGCGCCGAATGCGGGGATGACGAGCTTGTCCGGACCGCTGTTTTCGCTAACCGGCTCGGCGAAGGTCAGGACGACGGCGTCCCATTCGTCAGGGCTGCGGATCTTGCGGACCCGCTGCATGTGCTCTTTGCTCTCGAGCGTGAGTTTCGAAGTGGTCGGGTGGTACGAGAAGCCCGGCGCGCAGGCGTCGGCCTGGAGCACATCAGAGTCAGGGATGTCCGCCCCGCCCTCGTCTTTCAGCCAGTCGTTGGACAGGTCCCACATCTCGACGCGACGATTGAGCGGCCCGGCGATCTCCTTGCCGTCCTTGTCGCGCTTGGGCGGGTGGATCGGCGAGGATCCGAAGTTCACCAGGCGGCAGACCTTCTGGTACTTCGTGCCCCAGCCCGTCAGGATGTCGTAGATGCCGCCCCCGCCGCCGGCGTCGATGAACATCCGCGCCGGATTGTCCCGGTCGATGATGTCCTTCAGTTTGGTCGCGGCGCGGACGTTGTCGATCGGCGAGGCGTCGCTCTTGACCTTCTCCAGCTTGCGGCCACGGCGCCAAGCGATGGCGAACCGGTCCTTGCCCTCGCGCTTGGGGTCCACGCCGATGATGAGCGGCCCAACACCCTTAAGATTGGCCTTGCGTGCCTTCAGGACGTGCTCAGGCTTGATGAAGCTGTCGTGGCCCGTGGTCTGGAACGCCTCGGCCGCCGTGGCCGGGTACTCCTGCTTGAAAAGCTGCGGGTCCTTCAGTTCAGCGATCTTGGCCCGGCGCCAGCACATCTGATCCAGGTCCAGACCATGGAGGTCGGCGTATTCCCACTCCTCCTCGTCCATGACGAAGTCGTCAGGGGCCGTCCGTCGATATTCGTCCTGCCAGAACCACGGGACGAAGATGGCCTGATAGTCGCCGATCCCGGCCTCGGCCTGCTGCCAACGCTCGTGAAACTCGCCGCCGACGCCGTTGGCCGTGGACTCCAGGACGATCTCGGTGTCCGGCAGGTCGGGGATAGCCTGAATGACGGACGCGAAGTGCGACGCGGCGTGAGGCCAGAAGGCCACCTCCGAGCCGTGGAATAGCTGGATGGTCTTAGACCGCCCGACAGCCTTCGTGCCGGCCGTGCCGACCTCGTAGCCGCCATCGAGCTTATCGAAGAACAGCTCCTTGGCGTTCGCCGCCCCCGTGCTGGGCTTGACCAGAGCCGGGCAGTGCTCGTGATAGCGATTGGCCATGCCAAACAGGTTGTCAGTGGCAGACTGCTCGTGGGTTAGAATGAAGACCCGCAGCCCTCGCGCATGGGTCACGCGCCAGTAGAACCGGCCGCCGATGTAGGTCGAGGCCCCCTGTTGGCGCCCCTTCAACAGGATCGCCCGCACACGGCCCGTCTTGGCGCGCTGCTCCTCCAGGCGCTCGTGGATGTATCGCTGAGCCTGGTTCAGAAGTAGCGGCTCGATTGCGCCGGACTTGGCGCGGATCTTCAGGCACTTCTCGGCGTAGTGGGCGAAGTCGTCGCGCAACCGGCGCCTGATCTCCCGCTCCCTATCCGTCAAGCTCATCGAGGGCGGCCTCGTGATTGAACGCCACCCCACCGGAGTGTTCGATGCTAGCGAGCTTGGCGTGGACGTAGGGGGCAGCGGCCTTGGCCATGTCCATGCGCTGGGCCGGCTCAGCCGTGGCGTCGCGCATGATGCGGAGCATGAAGTCCAAGGGCATCTCACCCCCGGCCTCCGCCTTTGCCTTGGCCTCTGCCGTCGCCTTGTTGACGGCCCCAGGCTTTCGCCCGGCCCCCTTGCGAGCGCCGCCGCGTTTGATTTCCTGTTGGCTCATTTGATTTCGGTCTAGTTTTTCAAACCAGGAACGACATACCCCATCCGCTCAAGACCCGAGCGCAACGACGCCTGCGGTATGTCGCTTAGGAGCTCTCCAAGCCTAAAGAACGGAACGGTTGCCACGTAAGTGAGGGAGCGGCCGCCGACCACGACAACGTCACCCGGTTTGGACTTGGGCCGCTGTGTTTGGAGCCAGGGCTTCCGGAGGTGGTCGGCCATGTTACACGCCTCGGTGTGTTGGTCGCCGGTCTTTCCAGGCCGTCATCCCTGAGCGGGAGTGGTCGGTCAGTAGGTCGAAGCGATGGGCCCCTGGTCAGCCGTGAAGCTGTTGGGCGACGTGATCACCGTAGCCGTGCCGTAGGTCTCGCCGGTCTTCTTGAACGCGGTGAAGGCACCCAGGGCGTGGGTGCGGAAGCGGGCGCCGGTGTTGTTGAACTGCAGGCCGATGAAGTAGAGGCCCGGACCTTGCGCAGCGTAGGTAGCCGAGAACGGAATCGCCTGTAGGGCAGCGGTACCGGATTGAGCGGTGCTGGCCGACTGGGCAACGGGCGCGCCGTTGTGGTCGTACAGGATCGCGGTGACGTTGCCGGCGACGGCCGAGCCATTCAGGATCGAGACGCCCGTCAGCACCGTGTTGATCGGGATGAACACCCGAGCGATGTAGGTCTCAGTGACAACGGGCGTGGTGTCAGTGCCGACCGTGGCGACCATGGGCGGAGCGCCGCCGGTGGCGTGGACCGAGATGGCGCCGCGGCCATTGGTGCCAATGCCGCCCTTACCGAGTTGAGCCGCGGTACCCATGGGTTAATCCTCCAGGCGCTTTTGCGCCAAATGGGGGTTGAGCGCCTTGGCCTTTGCCATGCGCTTGGAAATCCAGAATGTGGCCTGACCCTTGGATTGGAGATCCTTGACCAGGGTCTTTCCGTCCTCGTTGAAGACGAACCACAGCCCGTCAGGCTGGAAGCTGGTGAACATCAGCGGGCCTTAGCGATCCAACCGGGCGTGTTGGGGAGCAGTCCAGCGTGGCCGACCTGCTTCTCGACGATGCCGTACTGCATGGCGTAGTATTGGTTGGCCTCATCGCGATAGATCTGCGCAACCCGTTGGCCGCCGCCATAAGCGCTCGCCACGAAGGCCTTGTATTGAAGGGCGCTAGCGTACTCGTAGAGATCGGCCGTGCCGCGTCCGCACTTGCGATCGATAAAGGCCTTCGTACTCATCGCCCCGCCTTCGGAATCTTGAAGCCGATCTTGCGGCCCCTGGTGCTGGGCTCGTCGTGCAGCGCCCACGCAGCGGCGCGGCTCACCGAGCGCAGACCGTGGAGCCCTCGCGGTCCCGAAGGTCGTGAACCGATCCGAAGCCGTAGAAGACGCACTCATCGTCCCAATAGTCGTCGTTGGCGGTCGGGCGCTTAGCGGGCATAGAGCTTGATCGCCAGGAGCGTGACGGCGAAGGTCGCGACGATGGCGCAGACGTAGAAGCTTCCGCTCATCGCAGGCCTCCGGACTTGCTCGCCAGATGGGAATGCGTAGAGCTTGGCCGCCACGCTGGCCTCGTGGGTTTCGCGCCTCACCTCGGCTCAACCGCTATGGGCTCGCTCTGAGGTGTGTCGGTGGCGGGTGGGCGCGAATTGGAATTGGTTGCGGGTCTTTCCCCGCCGTCATCGGTTTGCCCTTTCGGGCCGTCGCGGAGAGTGGCCACCCGGCTCGAAGCCGGACCAGTCGACGCTACATGGGGCACCCAACCGAAACCCGCGCTCTTGACGCCTTACGGCGAATTGTTCCCGACGGCCTATCACCAGACCGCACCGTCGGGTCTTCACCGGTCCCTGCCGTCGAGGCCGCTCGATCTTGGCCGACCAGCCGCGTCAGGTGTTGGGTGAAGGGGAATGTCGTTGAACGCCATGGGCGCGAGGTCGCGTCATTTAAGCTAGCGGCCCCTCAAACATCCGCAGCCCCGTGGCGTCCCAACTACACCCGGCGATCAACCCGGGCGGCCCAACCAGATACACGGCCAGGTCTTCAAACGACAACGCCCCGGCCGGTGATGCTCGGGGCGGTCTTGGACGTGCGAAGCACATCCTATTAACCTTGTACCGGTCTCGCTTCCCGCCGTCAATGGGTGGTGTTACGGATCACGGACTCGTCAACATGTGGCAATTACGCGCACCTTGTCGCGCGCTTGACCATGTCCACGGCGTCTTCGATCTCCCACGCCGTGCGTAGCTGGCTCGCCCCGGCCCTTGCGTCCCGGCGCTCCTCAGCGAGGTTGATCACCACTTGGGTGATGGCCTGGGTCAGCAGGTCGCGGGCGTAGCCGAAACGCTTGTGGATGCGGTTGGCGGCGACCTGGACCGAACGGGCCTCGCCGCAGATCGTGTCCAGGGTGATGGTGGACTGCCAGTCAAGGCCCTTGCGCATCACAGCGAGAAGCTGGCCGGCGAGGGCGACGCGGACCTCCGGGGCCCTGACGCCCCCTCCCCCGCCCTGATCGTTGGCGCTGGGCGTGGTGCAGCCGTTCGTCACCTCGAAAGCCTCGCGGTACTTGCGGGCTGCTTCCCATGTGTCCGCTTCTGACATGGTTCCGTGGTTGGGGCGTAGGTAGCCGGCCAGGAGGGCTTGATTGAGCCCGCAGCGGCTGACGATGCGAACGCGGCCGCTATTGCGCTCCACGGTCTCGCCCCGCGCCTCGGCAAGGCTGGCGGTCTCGTCGTTGGCGGCGTCAGCCCAGCCGCGCTCCAGGCGCTCGTCGCGATTGCGCTCAAGGCGCTGGATGGCCTCGCCCGCCTCTGCTCGCTGTTCCTTGGTGGCGCGCTTGTCGTCCCGCTTTGCGACGTAAACCGCCATGACGGAAAGCTCGGAGGCGGTGAAGCCCGAGGCGCTATAGGGCGCGGTCCCGACCGGCGGGCGGGCGGCGTCCATGCTCGCGGAGAGCTTGGCGCGACGCTTGCGCTCAAGTTCACGCTGGCGCTTGCTCTTGACGCAGTAGCGGTCGTTGGCCGGGACCGGGGTTACGGCCGGCGGCGCGGCGTGGCCACTGAATGGCGGCACCTGCTCGCTCTGGATCGCGACATCAGCCATCGTCGTCTCCGCTATGCCATTTGGCAGGATTATGGGGTGATTTGGCCAGATGGTGAAGGCTTGGTTAGAACCTGGGCTTCTTGCGGGCGATGACCCGCTTCCCGTTCCGTAAGTGCCAGATCTGGTCGAGTCCCCACCGGTCGTTTGGATACGGCAAGCCCAGGAAGATCGGTCCATCCAGGCCTGCCATGTGCCTGAGGTGACACTTGTTGGTCCACTGGTAGTCGATCACATCGACGGGGCTCATGGCTCAGTCCTCCTTGGTTGGCTTGGCGATTTTCCGGTGGTTTGATGCCACGAAGCGGTCAAGACCCGCGATCGCGTCATCGACCGTCCCCACCCTGGGGCGCGGGGTCAGCCTCCCCTCCAATACTGCGCGCCCGATGAGGGCCAGCTCTCGCAACTTCTCGGGGGTGATGGGGTCAGTCATGGAGCCACCCCCGGGCGACCGCCTCAACCTCAGAAATCGCCCGTGCAACCTCTTCCTCTGTACGTGGCGAAGCAGGTGTAGGCTTGCGGGCGCGGTAGATGACATCAGGCTCGTCTATCGTGGTCCTCGCCATCCAGGCGCCGGCGTGCGCCAGCAGCGCGTTTAGAACGAACGGGACTACCTCGTAAGCATGATAGTCGTCCTCGTCGGTAGCCGCGAGGCGATCGGCATGTCCGATTGCCAGTTCTGGCGCCGAGAAGACCCCACCACATTCGTGCCGGTAAACACCCTGCTTGAAGACGGCATAGACGGTCTCAGTCATTGGCTTGCTCTCGCGCCTTCATCATGGCGTCAGCGTACATGTAAGCCGCAGTCGAGACGCGCTTGCCGCCGACAATTCCATTCAGCACATCTTTGCGCTCATCTTCTTCCAGAGCCGCCGTCAGGCCAGTCAGCGCCGCCATGGCGAACTCGTCGCGCAGGTTTTTGGGGCCCGCGCTGTCGCGTCGAGCCAGCAGCGTTGCCAATTCAGCCTCAGGAATGAGGACGTGGCCATTTTCTACCCGATAGTACGGAGATGTCTCAGTCATTGGTGTTCTCCTTGGCGAACAGTCGGAACCCGGCGAAGCGCCAGATCATGCGGACGAGGCCGTTCCTCTCCGAAAACAGCGGGCGGTTCCAGGGCGGTCGGAACGAGAACCACGCGCCCCGCCAGCGCCAGCTTATCCCGCCGGGCCAGGCGGTGAGCATGGTCTGCACTTCGCCCTTGCGGCCGATCTGGAGGAGTGTTGGGCGGATGATAATCTGGAGACTCACAGACCAAACCCTTCCTTCTGAACCACAGCCCACTCCATGGTCACCACTCGCTCACGACGCCGTCGCTGACGCTCTTGGTAGGCCGCCATCTGGCGCTCCGTCGTCCCAAGTGAGATTAGGTCCAACTCCCAATCCGGTAAGCTCTCTACCGGTGGCAGATCTCGCGCAGGCCGGAGGCGCGAAAGGAGCCAGGGCGCGCTCATCGCACACCCGCCAATGACGCCGCCACCGGCTCGATTGTGTAGGTCCACTCGATCTCGGCTGGCCATTCACCGGTCATGGCGAAGTAGGCGCCGGCGTACGAGGTGTCATAGGCCGCATTCAGCACCCGGGCTCGTGCTTCCGGGGTGGTCGGCATTTCGAGGCTGGGGAGCTTTGCGGGGAAGTCAGAGGGGGTCATGCGCGCCCCGCGAACGTCATGCCGTGATTGTCGCAGTACCGGCGGAAGGCCGCCTCGTGCAGTTCGCCAGGAAGCATCTCAATCCCATGGCCGAGGGTGCCGCCTTTCCACGATCCCTTGCGCTTTCCGGTCTCGCCGGAGAACGCGATGTCCAGTGAGCGATGGACCTTCAGTCGGCAGAACAGCGACAGCCACTTGAACCAGCCTTGGCCGAACTTGTATTCGCGCTGCTCGATGAGCGTGGTCGCGCTCAACGCCTCGCCATCAAAGTCCTTGAAAGCGAAGGTCGCGGTGGGGCAGACTTCCTTGGCTGCGAAGTAGGCCTTGTAGCTGTCGATCCCACGGCGCTTGGTCGTGTCCTCAGACCAGATTTCGCGCCCAGCTAGGTCGTAGAGGCTGTGGCGGGTGTGGCGCCATTGGGTCCAGGGCAGATGCTTGCCCCAGTTCTGGTCCGTGCGGCTGTCGTGGGTCTGGCGGCCATAGAATACCTGCAGGAAGCCCTCGGAGTAGCTGAACCCGTACTGGCGCTCATGCGTGTCGTAGTACCAGTTGCGGCCCATGCGCTCGATTGTCGCCGAGTCCCAGGACGAGGCGACCACCTTCCGGCGCCAGGGCTTGATGATCTGCGGTAAGCGGCAAATCAGCGTGTGGCCGAACGCCGCTACCAGAATCCGGCAATGCGGATATTCATCATCGTCACCTGAGGCTAGCGTCAGCGCCAAGCGCTTGTACTTCGGCTCCCGCGCATAGGTGAACGGGCCGAAATAGCGGTCATTGTCGCCCCAGCGGATGGGGCGAAGGGCGGCGGCGATGGTCATGCCGGTTCTCGCGGCTGGATGGCAGGCCGGGAAACGCTGGCCTCACACTGGGCGATAAGCCCCTCGTGGTTCTTCAGGCGGACGTGGATTGCCGCCAGGGTCTTCAGGCGGTCCGAGTCCGGGACCTTTCCGTCGAACAGGTCCAGCAGTGCCCTCGCATCGACGGTGTTGAGCATGATCATGTCGTTCCCCGACTTGATGGTTGAAGGGCTAGCGAACCTCGATGACGCGGACTCCTGCGTATCGGGCCACGGATTTCATGTTGTCGGTCCCTCGACCGCCCCTGAAGGCGATCAGCACATCCGGCGCGGTGTCGACCATCTGTTGGTTCCGTCGCGGTCCGGCCGACCTGCCCCAGCGACGCCACTCCGCCGGATAGACCTCTGCCGGGACCTTACGGCGCTTGGCCCACCGATCGGCCAATGTGTCGAGGCCGGGCGCGCCGCCGTGCACAAGAACCGTCAGGCCAAGGCGCTGGCGAGCTGCGTCAAGCACGGTTTCGACCCAGGCCTCGTCAGCGTAGTCGCGGCCACCGGTGACGGCCACCCGGCTCATCTCAACACCCCCCGAACGAAGGCCGCGATACGCGACCAGAGCGATTGACGGGGCGCCGGAGCCAAGAAGTCGGGGTGCTTGAGGGCGGCGGTCATGCAGCGCCCCGACGAAGTTGCTCAGCAGCATCGTGCAGCGTCTTGGCGTCACGCTCTGCGTTCTGGGCATCCTGGATCGACGCCGCAGCCCTCTTGCGCGCGCCGGAAGCCATAGCATCGAAGCGTGACGCCAAGACGCTTACCCGGATATGCAACGGACGCAAATCAGTCATGGCGATTTCCTTTCAGGTGATTTTACAGCACCGAAACTGCGGCGTCATAGTCCAGCACGACAGTTGCGTAACATTGTCGTGAACACTTCACCGGCATTTTACTTGCCGCACCGAATGGATCACTTGCCAGACAAGCGAGCGGGCCAAAGCCTGCGCCGCGCATCGGACGCGTTTCAAGCAAATCCGAGAGAAGTTCTGGATTCAGGGGTTGGGCTTGAAGCCCACCCCCTACTGATAGGTTAGTTATAACCTTAGGTGTTACTACCCGAGCGCGCGGTGCGGGCCTGCGTGTAGTAATATACCCGCGCACGCAGGAAAGGTTTTCCCGGCGTGACGCTAGCGTGACGGAGCGTGACGAGTGGATCATTTCAGCCACGCGTCGGCTTTTTCAGTGATCCATATCCAGGGGTGATCCCGGTCAATCAGACCCTTGTCGATCAGGGCGTCCCCGTCTCGCTTGTGGGCCTGGCGGATCGCGTCCGTGTCCATCGTCGAGCCGTACATGCTGCGATAGATGGTCTGGAAGTCGTGCCACTGGACGCCGAAGGTATTGGACGGCGTCCGGTTCAGGACGGGCATAATCCCGCCGTAGGTTCTAATCGCCGCGTCCATGGCGGTGAGGAAGTTGCGCTGTCCGGGGGAAAGGTTCCGCTTCTTGGGGCCGGTCTGTGTTTCATCCACCTGGGCGGGGCGCACGACACAGGAGGTCATGGGCTTGCCGTCGTCGTAGGTTCCAATCGACACGGATTGCAGCTCGAAGCCGATCTTTTCGCCGTCCTCGCCATCCTTCACCTTACGGGTGATCATGGTGCGGTGGCCGGTGTCTGGGTCTTTGATTACCTCCAGGGCAGAGTCTACGTTGGCGCGGAAGCTGGTGTGGCCCCGCTCGCGGTCGCCGGCGGCGTTCTTGTGGTGAACCCACATGAGACCGGCGCCGGTGGCGTTCTGGATCCGCTTGCCGGCCGCGAGCATGCGGCCCATGTCCTCGGAGGCGTTCTCGTTAGCGCCAGTCGAGGCGGTCGAGAAGGTGTCGATGACAATCAGGGCAAGCGGTGTAACGAGAGCCATCTTCCATGCGACGCACTCTTCAATGAAGGCGTCGATGGCGTCCGGATCACTGAACAAATTAACTGCTTCGGGCAGCAAGACAAAGGGTACATCGCCGCAAACGGCATGTTCTTGGCGATAGGCCTTGAGGCGCTTGACGAGCCCCTTTCCGCCCTCACCCGCCTGATAGAGAACAGCGCCCTTCCGGGTGGCCTTGCCAAGGAACGGCGTGCCGCGAGCAATGGCCAGGCCCATGTCGACCGCCAGGAAGCTCTTGCCCGACCCGCTGGCGCCATAGGTCAGAACCGCGTCGCCGCAGAAGAACAGGTCGGCGACCTGCCAGTCCTGACGAACCGCGACGCTGTCGAGTTGCCCCCATGTGATCGCGCCAAACTTGCTCTCCGGCGGCTCAGGCGGCGCCGGTTCCCAGGCGCGAGCTGGTATGGTGGGCAGTAGGCGGGGATCGTTTCCAGCGTCGATCCAATCCGACGCGTCTCCCTTGGGCGGCAGGCCGGGAAGGTCGATGATCTTGACGCTCGCCGCGATAGGCTGAAGCGCCGCGCCGACGCGGTCGCAGTGGTTACGGCCCGCCTTGTCGTTGTCCGGGATGATCACGACATCCAGGCCCGCGAACCAAGCATTCAGTTCGTCAGGCCACTTGCCCGCGCCGCCCGCGTTGCAGGTCGCGACCAGACCGGCCGCCTTAAGCTTGTCTGCGTCCTTCTCACCCTCGACAATGTAGACCGTGCCCCGGCCCTCAAGATTGTAAATGTCGTGGAGGTGATAGGGGACCTGGCGTACGCCCTTGACCTGATACGACCAGCCGTCACGGGCTAGCGGATCAGGACGGCGCTGGCGAAATGTCTTTGGCTCAAGTCGTTGGACCTGGAACAGGATTTCCCCGTCCTCGTCGGCATAGTCGTAAGTTGCCACGACCTTGGTGGGCTTCGGCGGCTCAGGCAGGCGGTCATTTGCGACCTCGATGCCCATATCCTCACGGATATACTTCGCCGCAGCCCCCAACGAGAGCCGAGTATGCCGCGCGACCAGATCCAGAACGCCGCCGCCGCTGCCCGCCTCGTGATCGAACCAGACGCCGTTCTGCAGATCGACCGACACCGATCCCTGTTTGCCGAAACGAAGCTCGTTGAGCGATGATAGGGCCTTGTTCGGCTCACCAAGAAGGTGGCGCGCAATCGTCTCGATATGGGGAGCAAAGGCGTCAGCGGTCACGCAGCCCTCACGATCTTGCCGTCAGACACAGAGACGCGCTCACCGATACGAAGGTGGGACTCGCCGAGTTTGGGCGTCCAGGATCCGGTTCCGCCGCCGTTGCCGAGGAAGACCCAGAACGAGCCGTCCATGCGCTCAGCGACGCGGATGATGGGGTGGGTCTTGGCTCTCATGCGGCTTCTCCGGACAGAAGGGGCGCATTGGCCTGGCCGTTGAACCGGATGATGTCGTCAGCGGTTTGCAGGCGAGCCTTCGAGCCTGGCGGGATGGGGATGAGGATCGGGGCGCTCGCCGATGCGCCAGGAGCGGGCTTTTGCCACACAAACCACGCGTAGGCGGTCGCGGAGGAGGCCTCCGGGTCCCAGCGCCCCTTGACCATGGGCACTCGCTCGCTGAACGGCGCCACCGCCGTCAGAGGGCAATCCTCATGCAGGAGGCGATAGCGTTTTCCGCCCTCAAGGAAGACGAGGCGCAGCAGCATGGCAACGCCCCGCCGAGCGTGGCCGTATGCGGTCCGAACGAAGGCGTCGCCAAGCACGAAGGGCGGGTTCGTCACAATCCAATCGATAGAAGGCTCGAACTTGCGCGCCTCCTCGGACAGGAAGTCGACCACAAAGGCCGGATCGCCGCCCTCATGTCGGTGAACATCGGACTCGACCACGATTGAGAAGTAGTCGCGCAGGCCGTGGGCCATGTGCCCCCCGCCGCACGCAGGCTCCCATGCGGACCAATGGCCCGGATCAAGCCTGTTGATCAACTCGCCACCAGCACGAGCCGCCCAGGGCGGGGTGGGAAAATAGTCCAGACCGTCAGCGGTCGGGGCGCGGTTGGCCATGACCGAGGTGTGGCCGGCTGGTCGAAAATCTAGCTCCAAGTCGCCCCCCCCCCGATCGAGAAGGGGCGTCGTGCCGAGCGCCTTGTGGCGGCGGGCCATGACGGCGGTGGAATCGGACTTGGTCATTCCCCTCCCCGATCATTGGCCGGCGTGAACAGGCGTTCAGCAGCCGCGCGCTTGGAGGACCTTGGCGCCGGGATATCGCCACAGAGTAGCCCAGCCTTCTTGCCGCACCAGGCAGCGGCCATGGGGCCGTCGGTTCCGGCCGCGTAGGCGTCCAGGGCGGCGTCAGCCAGGGCCAGGGCGGTCTTGGT